TATTAAGCACCATGTGTCGTAGCAAGTCTTCAGATATCTCATCACCTTTTAAGCGATTCATCTTCACTTGTACCATTACCCCAGCAATCATTGTCTGGGTTAAATCTACCAAAATCATTTATCTACCCTTAATAAGATACAATGCTCATTAATGCGACCATTTGCATTCTTTTCTGTTGAGTTAATTTCGTCCATTAACTTTCTTAAAACTAATTTTCCACCCTCTAAGCATTTCTTAATATACTTGGCAGGACTTCTACCAATACTCTTTTGCTTAGCACTGTTCGGTCCATATCCATATATGGTAGTACCTCTTACATCTAACTTGCCACGATACACTTGTAGCACTTTGCTCTTGGTATTATAAACCCATAATTCACTAGCACCTATGATTGTTGCAGGATTAATACTGCTAATCTTAAGGTTTCTATCATCTTGCTTGAATTTGAGTCGTTTAACTTTAGTGGTAGCATCAACCAATTTAGATTTTCTCATACGAGGTTTGAATTGTTGCTTTTTATTGTTTGCCCATCTTTCGGCATCATCTATAATGTTTCTTAAGAAACCCACGAACTTTCTTCTACCACTCAAACCCATATAGGCATAACCCTCTTTGAGTTGTTCATCTTCTTCTTCGTTCTTAACCTCAATGGCAAGTTCCCTATAATGAGGTGCAATCAATGCAGCCATCTTGGCATTTAGATCATGCTTCTCGCACCATTCGTACATATTGAACTCTGATGTAAAATCATTATCTATAAACTCATCAATCTCATGCTCGACTTCACCTAACATCTCATAGAGTTTATCTTCCATTAATTGCTGTATGCTTTTCTTTGGTTTCTTGTTATAGGTTTTGGGTTCGGTGGGTTTACCTTTTCTTTGCTGTAATTCTCGAATCCGAGTATCTAACCATGATTCTAAATTTCCACCCAATACTGCTTTGTGTACCTTTTGCCTTGCTATTCCTGTCAAAGATGCAGTAAAGAAACTATTCGGGATACCTAAGAAAGAACTGTAGAAGTCCTTATCGTAGTTTTCCTTTACATATTCATTCAACCATCTAGCACGAGTGGTGTTATCCGTCATGATAGCATACCAATTGAGAACAGGTCCCAATTCTTTGACATTATCTTGTAAGTGAGTTAGGATTGGCTCTGGTCCATAATGAATAGAGTTTAAATCCTTGTTTGATCTTTTAAGTTTTTTCTTCATTTTCAAATTATATAAAAAAACGATGGGTGTCGTATAGTTATTTCCAAAATTGCTGAAACAATTGATCCTCTAATTTGTATGCTTCTTTTTCCCAAGGTTGAGAGAAATGAACTTCATCACCCTTCCACTTTCTAAGATAAGGATGAAGTTCTCCCCTAAAAAATTGTTTGGCATGAACTAATTCGTGAGCAAGATTAATCATCATTTCTTCTAGAGTCAATTTTTCTGTAGTGTTCTTTGCTAATTCTATTTCTGCTGTATGCCTATCACCATAGCATAGACCACAAAAGATTGAGTCTTCATACTTAACCTTTTTGACTATATCTATAACAATCAAACCTTTTCTTTTGCGTGGCATCAGATAAGTAATAATACTTCTGGCATAATCTTCTATGCGATCTTTTTGTTTATGTCCAGATACTATAATGTCAATCATCTAATGTGGGTGATAAACCAGAAACCCATTTCTGAGCAATCGCACGAGCATCATCTAACGATTTATAACTTATATATGCTTCATAACCTTTATCAGTAAGCATTTGCACTTTATAGTCATGACTCTTCTCAGTGATAATTGCTCTCTTATCACCAATCCAGTATTCATAGATTGGGATTTCAGTTTCTAGTTTCTTAATCATGATCTATTCGTCGACTTCGGGAAAGTAGTTGTCTGTCTTTTCATTATATCCATAATATCCTACACTATTGGGGTTGCTTTCGTCAACAGGTGATTTAGCATCGCACCAATTACAATCTTCTCCCATTAGAGTATCAGTCGGTCCACTATCGGGACAATTGTGAAACCAAAACTCGTAATTCTTATCTTCTTTTTTCACAAAGCATTCACATTCTGCTCTGGTGTTACCACACTTTGGGCATTCTAACATTAAATACATTCCTTCTTCCTAGATATCACTTCTATTTATAACTCAAAATAAAAGGCATGATTTCCGATGGTTCCCATAGGTTTCATATCCTTACACCATGTGGGTTTAACCCCAATAGAATGATAGTGTGTAGCACCAAAAGTTATATCCACACCTTTAATGTTAGTCAAAAGCATATGAGCAAGCATCACAGAAGTTGCCCATGCTTCGTAATCTTTGGGTTCGTCTGATTTGCCATCACAATACCAACTAAAATGACAAGCATGCCTAGTGGGAACTTGTTCATCTCGCCAATTGGTTCTATGCTTTCCTTGAAAAACAACAGCACATACTTCATTGGGAAAACGATTAGATGCCACTCTATTCATGGTCACATTACCGACTGCTGTCATGCCTTCTAAAGTTTCACCTCTTGCTTCATGATACATGTTAAGTGCTAAGCAATACACATCATCTGATAAGTTATAATAGGAATCGGTTATTCCTATCATTAGATCTACCTTGTCTCCGATAATCTCTATCTCTTCAGAATACATGTCTTGCCTTAGTTGTAATTCTTCTAAGTATATTTCAACTTGATAGATTTCTCTAGCATTGAACAATCCTAGTATAATAAGCAAACCTGAGAGGGCATATGATATCTTTGCCCAAACAGGTACTTTCGCGAATTCAAATTTACCTTGTTTCATTTGTCGAACTCCTTGTTGATTGAATGACCTTTTTCATAGTCACCCTGTTTAAATGCTTTCTTTCTTTCTCTTCTGAGTGTTGTTGTTCTGTCATCTGGATCAAAGAAAAACATCCATGCTATAATCCATGCGATGAACAATACGATCATTGTTATTGCTAATTCTACATTCATATTCATATTATCTGCCTATATGTTTGACTTCATCTTTAGGGATGACTTGGTATGCACCTTTGTTATAAGCAGGAGCAATTGTTACACCCTCAACCACTTTGGGTTCTTCTTTGGGTGTTAATGCTCCTGTCTTACCAGAATCATAAGACGCATATTGTTTCGTAGATCGTTCTTCATTATAACGATCCAACCCACTCTTTTCAACTGGATCAGATGGTTTGAAATCTGGACGATATGCTGTAGAAGGAAGAAGTTTCTTCTTCTTGCGTTTTTTACCCACCATGGAATATCGCATGGTATCTGGTCTAAAGATCATAGGCATAGTTTAAAATCCAGAAGTCCAATGTACATAAGACTCTGGGCAGTTATCTTCCCCACAACAACAAGTTTCGTCAGAAGATTTTGCTTTTACTTCTACCACTGATTCGGTATATCCTGGAGCAGTATCTCTCCACTCTCTGTCTCTTTGAACAATATCTTTAAATTCTTGTATTGTCATCTTTATACCCTGTTGTCAATTTGATCAACTAGATCGTGAATTTTAGCAAGATCTTTATCTTGCTCCTTTTGCTTATCAAGAATCTCTTGAAGCATTGCTTTTATTTCTTCCATAAATTACTCCTCTTTTTATAGTCTTTATATCATACTAAAAAGTGGGGGGTGTCGTAAAGTCCTAAAAGTATTCAACCCAACCTGTTGCTATAAACTTCTCGCCACTCAATGGTGGATTACCTCTATGCATATGAGTAAAATAAGCAGGGAATACGATTGCTGTTCCTGCCTTTGGTTTAAATCTGACTGACTGATGTAGGAATTCAGTTTCTCCACCTTCTTCTACATCGTTAAGAAATACTGACCATGCTAAGAATCTATCTCTATCCTCACCTTTTGTTCCTACTATTTCGCAATGCCAAATATGATATCCTTCTCCAGGAACTGTTCTTTGCACTTTTCCTTGAAAGATTCTATAATTTGCTTCTTTGAGTACAGGATGTTGATCAATGTAATGACCTACAATAGCACCTTCTATGTATTCTATAAATTCTTTTTGATTTTGCCAAGTGATTTTGGATTCTTCACTTGTATAATCGTTCCAATCTAGCAATGACATAGATTCATCTTTCTTATTAGTTGATGGAGATGGATCGTATTCTGATCGCATTCTAGTTTGACCAGCATCTTTACTAAAGTGAAATTGACTGATTAAAGAATCACACTGTTCTAGTGTTAAGGCATTCTCATAGATACCTATGTGATCTCTATATTCTATTTTACAATTTGGGTTCATGTCATTAACTCTGCGAATTCTGCCAATGCTATCTTCTCTTCTGTTGATATTTCAAAGTGTTTAGATTTTTTAGTTAGTGGCATATATGATATTGGTTCCTCTAATTCTATATCAAGTAATTGTAAAGCAGAAGGAACATCATCTTTAAAGTCCTCATGATTTAACACTACATGATTAGGAAACTTTGCTCTTATAGATTTATCTCTATCATGGAAAACAAGAACTATGTTTACAATTTCTTTTAGTCTTTCTAGTCTTTCATCTATACTCCAAGAAAAGAATTCTTCTTTCCTTGATCCTGTAACAGGAGGAGTGGCAAAGTTTCTTTGCTTATTAATACCATAATCATGAAAGTATGTGAGACTGGATATGTAAAAACTTGTTAACAACTCGAGTTTATCTCTATCTATAAAGATTGGTATGTAATTGTTATTGTGAACAAATGTTTCTAGGAAAGGCATATGCTCGGAAAGCACATTACATGCTTCAATTTTAAAAGGTGGGAAATCTTCAGGGCAATCTTCAAAGAATGTGCCTATGCCTGTTCTGTATAATGACACACCTCTGCCATTACACCACATCATCTCATCTATATCTAGTTTTCTATACTTAGATTCCCAAACTGATTTAAGCAGTTCTTGTAGAACTACTGATGATGTTCTTGGTTTAGCAAAAACTGCGTATCTAGGCAACTTGATATTCTTTGTCGGCATATCTTTCCTCATCCCCTGTTTGTTGACACTCTATACATGTGTCATTATTCAAAGGACTAGTATATTTATATCCGCAATCAAGACATTCGTTTTCGTTTCTCTTTTCGGTCATGATAATCTCTCACAGCATATACTCGCAACCATGCGAATACAGTCATCATTAATGTAGTGTATGTGCCTATCCAGAAAGCACTTGTTATGTCCCAATGGTCAATAATAACCCATAAGCACAAAAGTTGCAAAGGATAATTAATAACAGTGCCAGAAAAAACAATCCATGATGTTTCTCTGGCAACTGACCTTTCACGTGTATTCAAAAAAGTTCCTTTTGATTAGGATCATAATCAGGATCAAGCATAGACTTGATTTGATCAATGGTGGATTTAGAATCTCCCGAGATATGTAAGATTCCTAACCCACCGACATCGGTAAATGATTTGATGTTTGATTTCCTGTCATCAACTAACAGATATCCAGGTTGAGCAAATCCTCTTTTAGATCCACCCTTTTCTACGCAGTTAACAATCATGTTCGGATCAACCCATTCGTCAATCCATTCTCTTTTGTCTTTAACCACGATCTCTCTATTGATAGAACCTGTTGCTGTTAATATCTCAGTTCGGATACCATGACTATCTTTAAGTGATCTGCAGAACTGCACCAATTCAAACATATCTGGATAAACATCCAAATGTCTGAATAATCTATGAGAAGTCAGTTTTTCTTTTTGAGCATCATATGCCAAATGACCTTGATGGTCATTTTCTATTACTACTGAAAGCATGTTCTCGACTCCAGATTTGAAGTCAGCGAGTACTCCATCCATATCTAAATAGATAACTTTAATCATAAGACCATGATACCTAAGTCAAACATAATGACTGCTAGTAAGAAACCTGATGCAAACAAGTAAATGCCAAAGGCAATTTGTAGCATCTTATTAGTTTTATTGATCTCACTATCAATCGCTCTCAACTTTTTGATAGTCTTATCAAAGTAGTCTTGGTTTAATTTTGTTATTTCAATTTCTTTCATTTTCACTCCTACATAATAAATTAAAAAAGGGTGTGAGGTTAACAGTGGCATTTTGCCCTAGTCCGAAGACGCCAGAAACCTCACTTTTGATTCTTGATTGATCCCGATCCCATAGCAGACTAGCAATTTCCGTTATCAGTTTATCAATCATCAAGTTAATCATACTAAAAAAGTACCAGTGTGGTAAACCCTTTTTTATTAAAAGGGACCATCAGGTAATTCTTCAAATCTTTTGTTAACGAGTAGATCAATAACTTTATTTCTATCAGTCATTGCTACTCTCATATCGAAAGATTCACACAATCCAGGTCTGCTAACACCACCATCTAATTCTCTTAGAATGTTTCCAGTGTTCATTTCTGAGACCTCGTCGAAGATTCTTTCGAGGGTTGTTTCATTTGCTAAGTTTGACATATTCACTCCTTTAATGTTTTTTCCTAGTATTATAATCATACTAAAAAACGAGGGGTGTCGTAAAGTCTTTTTACAAATTATTTTTGTAGTGTTCTACGATTGATCTAAAATTACCAAAGAATCTGAGGGATATGAACTTGGCTGGATTTTGTTTGTCTAATGGTACTGTATGCTGCAGGGAACCATCGAATATAAAGGGTTTGTATTTCTCAACTTTGAGTGAATGTATTTTGCCAGATTTGCTTTTAACTTGAAAAGTCCAATCTGAACTTAATGGTAAGATTAATGGATCAGTGAATTCATCT